TAAGAGGGTCTGTTGCCCCTGTATCATTAGCATAACCATGAACACTTATTTTTGTCACCTTTCCATCATAAGGTGCTACAAGCATACTTGCATAAGAATCATAAACACTTAAAGAAGTTGGTGAACTATCTGTATTTGACCAAATCTCTCCATTAGGTCTATATTGAAAATAGTAGGTGCTTGAACTATTGTTATTTGACCTATAGCCACCTGTTTCTATCGACCATCTTCTGTTAGCATCTACATAGCCTTTTACTGCATTTTGAGTTGGTAAAGTAGAAGCAGATGTTCCTAAACTTGTTCCATTATCTATTGTGTCAATGGTTGATGCAGAATTAGCCATAGTTTCGGCACTAAAACCACCAACATTAGTAATATTATTACCATCAGCATCTATTGCACCTTCCATAGTACCACCTGATAGATTTAACTTAGTAGCTAATCCATCAAATACAGCATTATTTTCTACAGGATTTGTCGAGCCATTTGTTAAAGAAGAATCTACCGTGATAGATGTGCCTGTTTCAATTCCTATAGTCGCACCTGTAACCTCTAAATCTTTAACCCTAATCTTATCAGTTGATAACTCAATAGAAGTAGAAGTGCCATCTAAATCCTTAACAGGTTTTAAATGTTCATCAACAGGCTTATCTAAAATTAGATTTTTCATTACCAAGCTCTACACGAC